CCTTCTACGCCCGCGCGAGCGCCACTGGTGGCGTCTACCAGGACGGGATCGGGATCAAACTCGGCCCGATCGATGCGAACACCGTGCAAGTGCGCGCCGTCCGCGGCGCGGCCGGCGTCTTGGTCGAGGACACGGTGCTGGGGACGCTGGCGTTGGCCAATGCCGGCGGCCAATGCCGGTTCGTGCTGGCCTTCAGCGGGGCCACCGTCACCTACTACCGCGAGAACTTCGGGGGAGGGACCCGGACGCTGATCGGCGCCAAGACGTTCGGCGTGAGTTTCGAGAACAGCGGCCACCGCCGCTGGCGCTTCGAGACGCAGGGCAACGCCAACCAGGACGTCCGGATCGACCTCGTCGAAGCCCTCGTCTACACCACCTACCGCCTCATCACCCGGGCGATCGTGGATGCGAACGGCCGGCAGACGCTGGTGCACCGGCGGGCCTACGTGGAGATGAGCGACGACGGGGGCTCGAGCTGGGGCACGGTGCTGATCGCCGGCTACGTGAACAGTTACCGGCTGCTGGATGCGCTGCGCTGGCAGTTCCAGATCGCCGATTCACAGAGGGTGGAGTTCACACGCCGGGCCTTCGCCCGCTACACCGACTACCTGCCGGCGATCAGCTGCCTGATTGGGGGGCCGATTCACGGTGGCTGGGGCCCGGTGCCCGATCGGGGAGCCCCGGTCTTCGAGGTGGTGGACGCCGACGCCGGGGCCCATACCGTGACCCTGGCCTTCGAGCAAGGGTTCCTGCCGGTGGAAGACGGCCGCTATGAATTAGGGCCGCCGCGGGGCATGGGCGCGCTCGCCCTGGGCCGGGCCAACCGCTTCGCCCAGACCAGTTGGGAAGGGGTCTACGAGCCAACAGGCGACCAACCCGTCTTCAGCGACCTCACGGTCCGCGTGGCTGACCTGGACGGCACGCTGGTGGATGACTTCATCCCGGTCGTGCAGTTCGAGGAGTACGCCCCCTACGGGCCGCTGCTGGCCAACGCGCAGAGCGCCCTGATCGTCTCGACGGTCGGCACGCCCTGGGATGCCAGCCCGCCCCTCGTCGGCGCCCAGTACCGGCTCTACGCCTGGCGCAACGTCGTGGGCAAGGACAACCCCTACCACTACGAGGGCCACCCGGTTGACTTGATCACGGCGCTCCTCAGTGACGCCGGGATTCCCTGGGATAGCACCCTGGCGGCGGCCACCAAGAGCGCATTGGGCCCCAACCTGCTGATCACGCTCCGGATCACCGACCCGCCCGTCTTGGGCGACTGTCTGCGACTGCTGTGTGGGTTGTTCGGCGTGGGGCTCCGCCGCGGCGACGACGGCGAGATCGAGATCGTCGTGGTGCGGGTGCGCAACCTCACGGCGCCCAGCAACACCTACGACCTGACGGATCTGCGCAGCCCCGACACGGTGATCTTCGAGCTGGACGAGAGCACCATTTACAACACGATTCGGATTGCGCAACAGGAGTTCCGGGCCTGGAGTGATGAGTTCGGCACCGAACGGCCGCTGGATGATGTGCAGAGCCTCACCCGGACGCGCGAGGTGCCGCTCGACTCGGACGGGGACGGGACGCCAGACAGTGCCACGGAGGGGCCGCGGGAGTTGGTGTTCGACCTGCCAGGCACGATCTCCGTTACCCACGCCGCGCTCCAGGGGGGTGGATACCCGTTTGCGGGGGGTGTCTGGAGCACAGAGCATTCCCTGGCAATGGAGATCTTCGACCGCTTCGGCCGGGGCGGGGTGTTCGGCAACGTCGAAGTGCTGGACACCGTGGTGGAGCGGCTGGGCGATGAGTTGATCCTCGACGTGGCCCACCTGCCCAACGCCGGGGTCCGGGGTGGGGCGCGGATCCTCCAGGTGGTCCAACGCACCGTCCAACCTGAAGGGCTGGTCCTGCGGCTGCTGGATTCGGGGCCCAATAGCCAGTTCAACACCAGCCCGACCTTCACCCTCGCGGCGAGCGGCAACAAGCAGGTCGCCGTGACCGTCACCAACAAGGCCGCCCTGGACACCGCGCGCGCCTGGCTCCGGGTCCAATGGCATGCCGGGGGCTCGGCCCCCGCTGATGGCGGCGCGCTGCTGGCCACGTATTCCGAAGGCTATCTCCCCGCCGACTTCCTGACCCCGCTGGTCGATGCGGGGGCGCGGATCTGGATCCGGATGCAAGCCTTCCGGAACGACCAGCGGCCTACGGCCTGGAGTGCCTGGCAGGACGTCAACCTGACGGACCTCGTGGCGCCCAGCGCTTTGGGCCACGCGGCCGACCCGGACGATGCCGGCCGGACCAAGTTCTCGTGGACGGTGGGCGAGACGGACGTGCCGCTCGAGGTCTACCAGCGGCCACAGGGCGACCCGGCGGACGAGGCAGTGCTGGTGGCCCGGCTCCCGGCGGGGTCGGCTGAAGTCTGGCTCTCGCTCACGCCCGCCGTGAGCTACACCCTGGGCGTGCGGCATGCCGAAGACGCGCCGTTCCACGGCGTGAGCACAACGACCGAAATGTCGTTCACCGTGCCCGGAGCGGTGCCCACGCTCCCCGCGCCCTACGGCGCGTCGGCCTTCTGTGGCCTCGGTAGCCCGGAGACCATCTTCTCCTGGCACTCGACGATCGGGCTCTGTATCCAGGGGGCGGTGGTCCCCTCGGCCATCGAAGTCGAGATGGCGGTGGAAACCGCGGTCGGCTCGGGCATCCCGGGGGCCTATACGCTCCAGCAGACGGTACCCACGGCGGTGAGCGGCCTCACCCGCTGGGAGACGTCGGCCCCGGTGGATGGGAAGCTGCGCTACCTGCGGGCGCGGCATGTGCGGCCGGGGGCGACGGCGAGTGCCTACACGGCCGTGGTCAGCGTCATGCCCGGCCTACTCAAGGCGTGTAGCATCCCCACCGTGAGCACGGTCCAGCTGTTTCAGGATCCCTCGGGCGCCGTGCGGGCGACGGTCATGACGCGGGGCGGCGGCTCGGTAAAGATCGCCGCCGCGGTCGATACCGATCCCGACGACAGCAGCGTCTTCCCCGACGCGGCGGCGGTGCGCGCCGAGACGGCCCTGGATACCGATGAGGCGGGCGTCGCGGTGAGTGGCACGCTGCTTGCCATCTCGGACGGCGAAACGGCCTACGTGTCGGTCTTGGCCTACGAGGAGGCGGCTGGGGCTGGCGCCGAATCCATCGACCTGGGGAAACAGCGGATCAGCTTCGTGGCCGGCGGGGGGTTCGCCGGGCTCACCACGACCCACGTCAAAGACGGCTGGGCCGCCTCCTTGAACGGCGCGGAGAGCGTCGTGCTCTTGGATAGTGAGGGGGAGGAAGCCTTCTCGAACCTGGAAGATGCTACGCCGATCGAGACGACCTTTACCGTCTCTTACATGGTCAATTCCCAGAGTTTGGCCGGCACCCTGATGGAGTTGACCCTCTGGAAGAACGACGGTCCGGCGAGTACCAACTGGACGCAGGTGGGCGTCAAAACCTACAGCGTGGGGCAGAAGCACAACCAGATTGACAGCATCTCGTTCGCCGCCCAACTGGACGCCAATTGGGACCTGAAGGCGCACCTCCACTTCCTGGGTGTGCTGGGCGGCAGTGGGTCGCTCCTGATGCTCTCCGAGATCAGCAGTCCGGCTGGCGTAGAGTACGACGCCTTGAGCGGATCGTTTAGCGGCGCCACAGTGACCGGCAGCCCCCCAGCCGAAGGGGACACGCTCTACGGGACGGCCGGCGCCTGGGCGGCGGTGGCGGGCAACGTCAGCACGACCCGGAAGTTCTGGCGTCAGGTGGGGGACGGCGCCACGGCCGGCGCCCCCGACTGGGACACGGTGCTCGCGGCCGACGTCGTCCCCGGCGACCTCCAGGAGGGCCAGTACAACCTGCTGGGCGGCCTCGCCACCGATGTGGTCCTGGGCACTCGGGTCACCGGCGACGCCACGCAGCGGTACCAACTCTACGCCAGCGGCAAGATGGAGTGGGGCGCTGGCGGCGTCGCCGCCGTGGATACCAACCTCTACCGCAGTGCGGCCGACACCCTCAAGACCGATGACGCCTTGATCGTCGCCGGTCTCCTCACCGCGCAGGCGGGGCTCACGGTGTCGGGCGGTTCTTTCGTCTATGGTAGCAATCCGTTCGATCTTGTTGCGTCCACGAGTGATGGTGCCGACACGAACGTGCTACGGCTCTCTGGTGGTGGGGCGTTCGGCAGCACGCGCGGGGCGGTCCTCCAACTCATCGGCAACGAGCGGGCGGGTGGCGCCGGAATTGCGGGGAGCGTCTATCTCGATACCGGGGATGTGACTGGCGCCCAACTGCATTTCCGCACCGCCAACGGCGCGGGATTGGTCGAAGCTCTGACGCTGAATGCAGACCAGACTGCGACCTTTGCCGCCAGTATCGCTGCGAGTCAGGCTATTTTGGGCACCAGCCTAGGCGTCAATGCCCTGGTGCAGGGTAGCAGCAATGCCAATACCGGGCTGATTTACCTGTCGCCGGTGACTGGCACGCAAGCCGCCTTCGGACGACTCGTTAACAACTCGGGCGATCTGTTCTGGGGCGTGGATCGGAGCACCGGCGGAGCCCTATTCAGCGGGGGAACAGCATACGCCGGTTTCCTCGGAGTGCTATCAAATCAACCTCTGCAATTCGGAACGAACGCCACCATCCGTCTCACGATTGCCGCGACAGGCGCCGCCGACTTCCAGGGTCACGCCGTTGCGATGGGCGCGCTCACGGCGACGACGGTCAAGGCCACGTCGGGCTTTGCGGTGGTGCTCGGCAACGTCGCGGGGGAATTGCGCTTGCAGGGCACGAGCGTCAGCAACATCAACCTACTCAACACCAGCGACAATTGGGGGTCATTGAGCCTGGGGGCGCTCACCGCCACGAACGATGGGGCGGCCCTCTCCCTGGTCCGCGCGACGGCGGGCGGGAATACGTTCGTCGGTTTCTATGACACCACGCCGACTCTGAAGGGGTTTATCCAATACGTTGCGGCGAACGATGAGATGGCCTTCGGTGTTGCGGGGTCCTCGGGCAAGATGCGGCTGGGGGCCACCGCCATCGTGCCAGAGAGTGCCGCCCTCCTCACGCTGGGGACCACGGCGCTCCCCTGGAAGAACCCCTCCTTCGGGTACGACGCCTCCAACCGGCTCGACGTGACGATCTCCGACGCCGGGCTGGTGACCTATACCGCCGTGGGGGCGAGCGCCAAGCACCTGTTCGCGGACGACGTGGATGTGAGCAGCGGGAAGGTGTACCGGGTCAACACGACGCAAGTGGTCGGCGCGCAGGGCGCCGCCGTGGCGGACGCCACCGATCCCGCCAGCACCATGGCGCGACTCAACGACTGGCTCGCCCGCGCCCGCGCGCATGGGCTGATTGCCACATGAGCCAGCCGTGGCGGCGCTTCTGGCGGCGAGCGGCTGGCCTGCCGATCTTGGCTCTCGTGGCGATCCCCGGCGGCCGGCTTCTGGCGCAACTGCCGCCGGGCATCGGGCCGAACAACCTGGAATATACGTTGGGCGCGTTTGGCGTGCTCGGGCTCGTCACCTGGCTGCTCCAGCTACGCACAGAGCGCCGGCTGGAGCGGATAGAGATCGCTGCGAACGCCGCTCGCGAGGCGCTGCGCAGCGAGATCACTCAGCGTGTCGATGCTCTCTTACGCATGGTGGTGGATCACGGCGAGAGCGACAGCCGGGAGTTCGGCGAAGCGACGGCCAGTCTCAGAGGTGTGCTGGCCAGCGTGGCTCGGCTGCGCGAAGATCTGAACGGACTCAGCTCCAAGCTGACCGATCAGCTCTATGGCCGCTACGATCCCCAAGTGGCGGCGCTGGAGAGCAGGATGAACCGCCTGGAACTGCGGCTGGACACGGCGATGTCCTCACTGCGGGATGCGCTCAAGACTGCCAAGGGGGATATGTGAAGACGCGGCTCGAACTGGCCCTGGCGATAGCAGAACGCCTGCTCTTTCAGCCCTACCTGTGGGGCGGCAACGACCCAGTCGCCGGGTTCGATTGCTCGGGCATGGTGATCGAGATCCTCAAGAGCGCGGGCGTGCTGCCGAGGGACGGTGACTGGACGGCCGAGGAGTTGCGGCAGCGGTTCGTGCCCCGGCGCTCGCACGACTTGACGCCCGGGACGCTCGTCTTCTACCGACCGGCGGGCGCCACCGCGGCCAGTCACGTGGAGATGGTCTACGCGGTGATCGGCGGGCAAGCCTACACCATCGGCGCCAGCGGCGGGGGCAGCAGCACCACCTCGCTCCAGGCCGCCGTGGCCCAAGATGCCTACGTCAAGATTCGGCCGGCGAGGGCCGGTTGGTTCGATGCGGTCAACCCCTTCTAACGGGAGGACGTTCTCATGGACAACCTGAACCCCCTGGGCGCGCTGGCGGGATTGGTCGCCGTGGCGCTCACCGGCCTGATCAAGAAAGCCACCGGAGCGGCCGACGAGCGGATCCTGCGCGTCATCAAGCCCGTGCAGCCGGTGATCGCCCTGGGGATCAGCCTGGCGGTACCGTGGGCGGCGCAACACCTGGGCGTCACGGTGGACCCGCAGGCCTTCGCCCAGGCCCCGGCCTCGACGCTGGCGTTCCTCACACTGCGTGAGGTGTACGCCAAGCTCAAACCCCAGGACTGAGTGGCTTACCAGAGCGCCGACAGCAGGGCGGCGAGGATCATCGCCATCAGCACGGTGGCGATGATTGCCGCCTGGGCGTCACGGTCCCGTCGCGGCGGCGGCCCCACCGGCCCCCTCTAGTGGTGGGTTCAAGAACCGCTCGTACTCCTCAACCGAGGCGAACTTCCGGGTGCCACCCGCCGCAGCGAGCCGGCGGGCCTGGTCCTCGCCCTTGAGCGTCGGGGTGTCCGCGAAGAACGCCCGGATCAGCTCCTGCTCCTCCACGTCATCGGGCGTGGCGAACTGTTGACGCCACTTGACGCGGATTTCCTCGATGAGTTTGTGGGTGTCCTCATCGTACTTCCAGGTCGCTCCGCCGTGGCGGAGTCGCTGGTCTGGCCTGGCCGACGTGGGGCCGCTCTCCGCCACGTCCTGCGCTGAGTCCCTGATCAGGCGGCGCAGCACCAGGGCGGCCTCGGTGCGGGCCGCATCGTCCCCGAGTGGGATCAGCGGCACCAGCCGCCCGAACCCGTCCGGCACCCGGGACCGGCTGCCGTTCGTGATGACCACCCAGGCCCACGCCTGTAAGGCCACAGGCCGCTGGGTCTCCTGGTACGGCTGGAACGTCGTGACGTAGATCACCCCATGCTCCTTCCGGTAACGGTGTAGCACCAGCTGCGCCCGGCGGCGCTGGCGCCGAGTCAGTCCCATCCCGGGCGGTCGCGCGGCCCGCCGCGGCGGGTCAACGAGCGGTCCAACCGCTCTACCGCCCAGGCCAAGAGCGCGATGGTCAGCCAAGCCAGCAAGACGTCTTTCATCTGCTCCTCCTGCGGAGCGGCGTCCGGCGACGGGGCGCGGAACGCTTCACCGTTGCCTCGCGTACCACGACAAGGCGCTGCGCTTGGCCCTTTCCATCGTCAGAAAGCCTCCCCGCGAACGGTGGACGCAATCGCCCCAACGCCAGCGGCGATCCTCGCGCCAGACATAGAGGGTTGGCCTCCCACGCCGACACCAGAATCCGGCAAGCGGCCCCTCGGGAAACCGAAACCAGGTCCGGCCTATCACCGTGGCCCCCGGTCCGCCCGGTCGATACAGTCCATGTAGGCCCTCACAAACGCCGCTGCCGTCTGCGGGTTGATCGCGTTACCCGCTCCCCGCAGGAGGCCCACGCGGTTGGGTAGCCCATCAACCAGAGGGAAAAGCGCGGGTTCAGCAGGAATCGGGCGGGCTTTCCCGTCGCGGCAGGGGAGCCAGAGATAGGCATCCCAAGGGGAGGCGCTTTCTTTTGAGCGATGGTCGCCAGCGAGGATGATTGCGCCTTCGGGTTGTGGGTCGCCCCCTGTGCGTGATGGTCCCGCGTATTCGGGCTCGGCCAACTCCCCACATCCTGCCCCGCCTGCGCGGAGAGCGTGTCCGCCGTCTGGCGGGCGTGGCGCATCCCCGCGCTCTCCCCGTCCTCCAGCCGCGGGGTTGCCCAACTGGCGAGGTCCACCGTCTTGCGGCTGCTGTCCGTGTTGCCCGCTTCGTTGTACCGCTCCGTCGCAGGGGTTCCTGCCATCGGGCTCGGCCAGCCAGCCAAAACCGCGTCCGCGTTCAGGTCGGCGCACCCGTGCTTCGTCCCATGCTTCGGCTTCTGGCCCTTGCCCCGCGCCGTCGCGTCGTGGGCCTGCGGCGTCGTCCAGGCCGTCAATTGGGCCGCATCGTCCAGGTTCACCGCATGGCCCGCCGCTCGCCGCTTCATCGCGCCCTCGGGGCTCGTTTGCAATCCGCCCCGCGTTTCGGGGATCGCGTTCGGCGTCGGCCACGTCGCCAGTTGGGCCGCATGATGCAGGCTCGCTCCCGCTGGCTTGGTCCTGCCGCTCGCCATGCGTTCCGGCGTCAGCGTCCGGGGTGAGTCTCCAGGGCGCATGTTCTGGGCATCGGGACTCGGCCACGAACCAGAGCCGTTGCCGTTGGTGCGGAGCCCCGACGCTGTGTGCGCCCAGTTCAACCGACCCAACGGTGTACGCCTCCGCTTCCAGGTCTGTCGCCACAAGGTCGAGCCAGCCGTGCCCAGTTGCGTTTGCAACCTGCTCGCCAAAGACTCGCTCAGGGCGGCACTCGCGGATGAGCCGAAACCACGCTGGCCAGAGATGCCGTGCGTCAGCGCCGGCTTGCCCTTTGCCCGCCGCGGAGAAGGGTTGGCAGGGGCAGGAGCCGGTCCAAATAGGTCGGTCGCCCCAAGCGGCGAGCTGGAGCGCGAGAGGCCAGCCGCCAATGCCAGCGAAGAAGTGGCATTGGGTGTAGCCGCGCACGTCGTCGGGTTGGACTTCGGTGATGCTCCGCTCATCCACGTCTCCAGCGGGCAGGTGGCCCGCCGCGATCAGGTTCCGCAACCACTGGGCGACAAACGGCTCATTGTCGTTGTAGTAGACATGGCTCACTGGCGCTCCGCCCGGTCGATCACCCGTGGGAGCCCCCAAGAGTACGCGGCCAGCAGGCCCCACCAGCAGGCGGTCACCGAGGGGTCTCCGGGGCGCGTAGGATAACCGCCACGCGCACCACCCAGAGATCGAGCCACCAGTGCCGGGCCATCCACGCGCAACGATCACCCATGGTCTCGCTCCTCCTGCGGCCCGCCGCCTAGGGCGCCGAATTGGGCAATCCGAGACCAGTCCCAACCCGACTCGAAGGCCGCCCGGAACAATTCGCGCCGACCTTCCGGCGTGCTTGGCCAGCGACCTTCCGATTCCGGCGTCATGCGCTCAGAGGCCAGTGCGAGTTGGACTTCACGGTCTGCCGCCGCCTCGGACGGCTGGGGCGCTCCGCAGGGCTGGGCCAGCGCGGCGCACAGTGCTGACATGCCGAACGCCTTAGGGTTCTCATCATGTAGGAGCTGGGCCGCTTCCCGCACAGAACAGGCCGCGCAGCCAGGGGCCGGCGACAGGCTGGGGGCAGGGCTGGCGTCGCTCGCATCAATAGTGCGAGGCAAAGGGGCATCACTCCCACCGCCAGCCTGCTCCTGATTCGCGCCCGTGGCCATGCCCTTTCCGCCGGGGCCGATGAGCACACCGCCGCCCTCTTGGGCAACGAGGTTGCACCCTCGGCAAATCCACTGCGTGTGTGAGACGAGCGGCCCGCCGCACGAACCGCAGCGCCGGACGGGCGGTGTGACGGCGAGGAGCGCCACGCCGCGCTCCGTCACGACCTCGCACGCCTGCTCGACGCACGATGTCACCATCGCCGCCACAGCTCGCTCGTCGTAGGCCGCGTACTGCTTGACCGTGCGGACGATGGCCAGGGCGAGCGTTTCCAACTGCTCGTCCGGCGTGGTGCGTTCCTCCGGCGCGGGCACCGGCAGCGAGACGCCGCGCTCCAATTCGCGCAGTAGGGCAGATGCCTCGCGCGGTAGGATCACAACGCCGCGATCCCCGCTGACGATTTCGCGCAGGACGCATACCGCACTACCTATGGGTCCAGCGTCTTTCGCCAGCCGCGTGATGCGCTCTTCCGGCGCGGGGCGCGCGGGGTCCGTCGCTTCGTCCTCGGGAAGCACGTCACCGAATCGGGTGTCGCCGCTCACGGTTTCACCTCCAGGCCGCCCGCGCGCCGGGGTCAGGCATGAGGAGCCTCCTGGTTCTGCCACCGCCACGCCAGGTCCTTACGGTCAGCCGGTTCCAGCGCGAGCGTCAGGATGCGCACCTTCGCGGCGATGTCGGGCAGGTCACGTAGGAGGCCCACGATGGCCTTCGCCCGTTTGACAATCTCGCGCTCGCGGATTCGTTGGGCCGACTTGAGGCTCGCGGCAACTCCGGGCATCCCGTCAGGGTCACCATCCCAGCAGAGCCAACAGCGCCGGGGATTGTGGCCCTTCAGGCGCTTGGCCTGGCAGTGGATGCACTTCCCGCCGCACTCGTAGGGGTGCAGGTCGCTGGCGTAGCAGACGTGGAGCGCCTTCTCGCTCATGGTTCAGGCTCCCCCTCGGGGCGTGGGGCCGCGCCGCCATTTGGCCCCGTCGGGGCACGTGGCGAAGTGGCTCTCGCGGCCGGGCTGGCCAGCGGACGCCAAGTGCGCCACGCCCTTGTCGTCAATGACGAACAGCACCAACCCCGTGCCGATGGTCTCCTCGAGGTCGAGGGGCATGTGTTTGCCCCCTTCCGTTCGGACCCAGATGATGGGCGCATGGCAACTGCGGCACCCACTGCGGGCCGCTTCGGGTATCTGGATTGCTGGGCGTTCGCTCATATGGCAGCCGCCTCGTGCGCGGCGTCGGCGTCGGCCAGGGTCTTGTCCGCCAGCCGCATCAAGGCCTCGCGGTCGATGTCCGGGGGCAGGGGCCGGGCTGCGAGGTGGTCCGCCACGATCTCCGCCAGGCTCTTGCCCCGCAGCTCGTTGTGAGCGGTGAGCGCGGCAGCGTCGCGCGCCGGCCGGCGCAGGTCCAGCTGGTACTCGAGCGCCGTGGCTTTCCAGCGACGGATGGCGCTGTGGTCGAGCTCTTGCCGCCGTGAGGGCGGGACGTTCTGGACGACCTGCCGCAGGACCATGCCGTCATACTGCGCGGGTAGGTTGGCGCGTAGGGCATCCATCAGTTCGGCTCCCGTCATGGCCGCGGCGTCCACGACGGGCAGATCTCGCAGCGCGCGGGTCGGCACCGGCTGGCGCTCGACCGTGGGGACTCGGCCGTCAAAGGTGACCAGCAGCCATGCCTTGCCGATCCCCTCCTCCTCACGCAGCTCGGCCCAGGGATCGCTGCTGGTGTACTCGATGGCGCCGGCGTACCAGGCGTGCTCGCCCACCTGCTGGGTCACGTGGTAGTGCCCGAGCGCCGCGTAGTCCCAGCGGGCCAGTTCCTCGACCGGCACCACGTTGTGGCAGAAGACCCCCTGGGGGTCTCCCTTCCACTTGACGGTGGAGGGCGTGTCGCCGTGCAGCAGCAGGATCCGTAGGCCGTCCTTGTCGGGCTGGTTGATCGGTACGGGGCGGTTGCTCTCGGGCACCGCCCGGATGTGTACGGCCGTCCCCGCGACCTGAAGCCGGAAGTCTTTCGGATCCCCGGCGGCCACGTAGAACCCTGGCAGCTGGTGAAAGAGCCGCAGGATGAACCCCACTTCGCTGGTGCGCGGGGTGTCGTGGTTGCCGCTGACGATCACTACCGGCACCTCCGGCCGGGCGGCGCGGAACCGAGCCCACTGGGAGTAGGCGTCGATGATGGCGTGGTTGCCGGGCCGGATGCTGTGGAAGTGGTCCCCGGCCACCAGCACGAGGTCGGGCCCTGTGGCGATCAGCCCGTCTACCACGGTGCGGAATGCCCGGGCCACGTCGGCCTCCCGCTGGTTCACGCCCTCGGGGGTGATGCGCTGGTAGCGTCGGAACCCGAGGTGCAAGTCCGCCAGGTGGGCGACCTTCACCGGACCCTCCGCCATTCCCAGTGCCAGCGTTCTACCAACCCAGCCACGGCGCACTGGCCGCTGGCCGGGTGGTAGGCCACCTCGGTCAGCCGCAGCTCGTCAATGACGCGCACGCGTCGCCAGCCGAAGAACCTCACCGGCCCTCCTGCGCCAGCCGGGCGTCTTCCTGCCGCACGCGGGCCTCGTCGTCCTGGCCGGCGTAGGGGTCGGTAGGCGCCGCCACCGGCTGCACGGGCTCCGGCTCGGGCACGGGGCTCTGGCTCTGGGCGATGACCCCCTCGACCTTCTCCCGGCCGGCCAGGCGGTCGGCGGTGCCGGGGGGCAGTTCCTGGACGGTGATGCCCTCATCGCCGCCAGGGAGCCGCTTGTAGGGCCAGAGCGGCCAGGCGGTCTTGGCGGCCCGGCGGAACGCTCGGGTGAAGGCCGTCTTGCCGGGGTCTTGCTCGCCGATGGGGTCAGGGATCCGGTCGCCGGCCTCCCGGTGCTCGCCCGCCTTGAGCTTGGCGTTGTAACCCACACGGTTCCCGGCGTGGTTGGCGCCGATGAACGGCCGCTCGATGCCCTTGCGGTAAATCCGCACCACGCAGGCTCCCCGCACGTCCTGCGGTAGGCCGAATCGTGCCCGCTCTGCCCTCCTCCGCATCTTCTCCTCGTCCCCTAGGCCATCGGTCCAGGTCAGGTCGTCGGCCTCGTAGCCGTTGTAGTCGGCCTGGCTGGTGGCGAGGTCCTGCCACAGCTCGGCGGTGTCGTACAGGTGCCCGCCCAAAACCTCCCAGTGGCGCACCGGGTCGGTCCCCGTCTCCAGGGCGTAGCGGGCGATGGCCCCGCGGGCGTAGTCGGTCAACTCGCGGCCCCAGCTGAGGGCGCTGATCGCCACCGCGGCCTCTCGTACCATGCGGCTCTGCCGGATCCGCGTGGCCGCGGCGAAGGCCATGGCGCGCTCCTCGGGTGTCTTGGCCATGGTCATCAGCTTCTGCTCCAGGGCGTCGGCCGCGGGCGGGGCCACCTTGGCCACGGCCGTACCCTTCGGAGTGTCAGGTTTCTGGTCAGGCATGGGCGGGCGTCTCCTGCGAGTGAAGGTGAGGTTCTGCTTGCGGGTGCCGGTGCCAACAACCCACCGTGCCCCGCAGGTGCGGGATCCGGCCGCGCTCCCAGCGCGCGGCGCCCGGACGCTCGACGAAACAGTCGTGGTGGCCGGAACACAGGCACAGCCGTACGATGGTCACGGGCGGCTCTCCGTAGGTTGCCGCTCCAACGATGCGCGTTGCCCCCCCAGGGACAACCCGCTCCGCAGCCGATCGGCGAAGTCGCGTAGCCGGCGTTCCAGTGCCTCAAGCTGCTGGCCCATCTGGCTCTCGGGCCAGTTGTCGGCCTTGTTCAAGCCGCAGCACGGGCACGGGGACACCGCACGGTTGAGCGAGCGGTGCACGGCGGCCACGCGGGCCGCGGCCTCGCGCAACAGGTCGGCTTGACGGTCGGCTGTCATGTGGGACTCTCCCGCAGAGCCAGCGTCGCCACGGCGGCGGCCACCGCTCGCTTGGTGCCTGCTTCCTCGTTCATCTGGCCGCGAAACGCTTCCTTGATTCCGGCTTCGATGGCTCGCTCTACATCCTTTGCGGCGAATGCTAAGACTCCCTCGCCCGTAGGGCCGCACGGCATGAACCGCCTTCTGGCCATTAGCCTTTCGAGTAGTGGCGTGAAGGTCTCAGTTTGGGCGACGGTCTTCATGCGGGTATCCTGAGTGTCCCAGTGCCCCCCGATGATCTCGCGGACGGAACGGTCGCTCCGGTCAAACCACAGCAGCGAAAACGGCGGGCTCACATCCCGGCCCCGGGCCAACTCCGTCATGGCCCAGCGGTACTCAGCGAAGGTTGTAACGTCAAACGCCCAACCCCCGTCACTCGCCCACCACAGCACTTGCTCCGCCACGGGGAGTGCCAGGAACTGCCGGGCGTCGGCAATCTCTGTCTCGCCTATCGCATCAATGGACGGGCCCGGTAGGAAGGGGATCATGGCTTGGACGCTTCCAGTACGTCGAGTTGGATGCTCACGACATCCTCCCCAGGTGTGGCATGGGCTGCCCGTTGTAGCGGGCTGCGGCCCGCTGTAGGGCGGCTAGGCTGGCGAACGCCACCCAACCGCGCGCTCGACTGGGGTCCCATTCGCCTGCCAGGGACTCCGGCTGTGCCATCAGGAACTCGTAGTACGCCGGCTTCCACACGGTGATACGGACGCCGGTGCTGTCGCCCACCAAGGCCAGGAACAGGCCGGCGCTCATCGCAAGCTCCGGCGTTCCCATTCCCGCCACTCGCCCTGTAGGTTCAGGCGTTTGCCGCATTCCCCGTAGCAGGGTGTCATCTCGGCGTACCGGCCGTTGGTCTGGCGGGTCCGTTGGCGTTCGCGCTGCGCGGCGGTGGGATGGGTGGGGTCTGGTCGGTCGGTCATCGTTGACTCCTCGTTGGGAGTGGGCTGTCTGAACCTCACACCTAATATAGTTGGTGCGCCCCGAAAAGTCAAGTGGGTGGCTAAGTGTCCCGTAGATGGCCACTTCCAACTGGGGCTTTACTTTTCATGGTCAAGGCACTATCTTAGGTCGCACAATGTCTGTGGCCCCCACTCCCAAGAAGAAGCCCGGCCGCGGCCGGCCAGCCCTGCCCCCTGATCGGCGTCGAGACACCCGGTTGCGTATCGGGCTGAACGAACTCGAGTTTCGCCGCCTGGATGCCGTGGCGCGGCTGTGCGGTTACAAGGAGCTGTGCGCCTGGGCACGCAAGGCCCTGTTCGCCGCGGCGGATCGCGAACTCGTGGCGCTGGCGACTGAGGCCGCCGCGGCAGACCCCGGCGCCGGCCCACCGGCCGGCTTGGCCTAAGGGGCCCCCAACGGGTCGCCCGCAGTGAACCCCCTGACGTGGTATCCCCATGACGTGGTGGCCTGGCAGTTGGACGAGCGTGTGCGGCGCTTGGGCTACTTGGAGCGCGGGGTTTACCACGACTTGTTGATGCATCAGTGGGTGGAAGGCAGCATCCCGGCTGACGTGCCTGGCGTGCGCGGCGTACTGAGCCGTCCCGACGATTCGGCGGTGACTGATGATATCCTGTTGTCGGTGTTACACTTCTTCCCAGTCGCTAAGCGAATCGCTCACGCGCGCCCGACGGCGCTCGCTTTGCTTTCGCTCCCCCCCGGCGGTCGGCGGGCCAACGTCAAACTGGCTGCCATACGTGAGCGGCGACTGGCCACCTATCAACGCAAGGCGCGTAACGCTAAGGTCAGTGCCCGCAAACGGATAGGGCAACTCGCTAAGCGAGCGCAAAGCGAATCGCTTAGTGAATCGCTTTCTACTCGCTCAACTCCCCATAAAGACCCCCCCCAACTAGATGTAGGCTCTCACAACGAGATAGTAGTTACAACCAGATCTAAAGAAGGCGAACCGAGGTTGAAGGGGGAGCAGGTTCAGGGGAACGGGACAGGTAAGTTGCCGGCGGTGCGGAGGCGACCCACCTGCGCCGCCAAGACGGCGGAGCAGGTGCAGCTGGACTTGGCGGCAGCCTTGGCGGCAGCGGGTACCGGCGAAGTGGTGCGCCAGAGCGTGCGGGAGTTGCAATCCGAGTTGGTGTTCGCGTATTGGGGGGCGCGACTCCATCACAAGGGCGCGCGCATGGACCCCAAGCGAGACAGCCGCATCCAGGACCGACTGGTGGAGAACGACGGCAACGTGCACGAGTTGTTGTACGTGGTGGACGGAGCGCGCCGAGACCCGAACCTCATGGGCAAGAACGAGACACAGACCCCCCACAACGGCATCGAGACCCTGTTCCGTGACCGGGGCCAGGTGGAGCGGCTCGCCGCCTTGGGTGGGTACGAGCCGGGCAAGACGCACAAGATGGCCGAGCGCTACCTGGGGTTGGCGGCCACATGAGCGAACCAGTGAAGCTGGGCGACGCGCTGGACCCGCGGATCGCGGCCGGCCCGGTGCTGATCCCCAAACACTGCCCTCAGTGCGGCAAAGACTACGACGGGATGTCCTTCACGGGGCTGCGGCCGGGTGAGACGCGGGCCAACGCCACCTGTGGCGATTGTCTCCAGCGGCTGGAGGACGCGGCCCGCGCCCGGGAGCAGGGATTCCACTTGACCGACGACGGGGAGGTGTTGCCCCTGTCGCCGCCGCGGAGGGTGGGGGACGGATGACGAGTGGGGGTCTGATCGGATGGGATCCGGCAGTGGTGGCCGACTGGATGAGGCGAATGGGTGAGTTGACCCCGGTGATGCAGATGCTCGGGCCGGGTGGCTACGTGAAGCGGGAGGACCTGTTCCGGCCGTTCCCCGGCGCCGGGGTGAACGGGGCGAAGCTGCGCCAGTTGATGTGGCTGATGGCCCGGACGCCGATAGCGGGCGTAACCGCCGGGGCGGTGCGGGAGAGTCCACAACACCAGATGGTGGCCGAGTGTGCGCGGTCGCTGGGCGTGCCCTGTACGCTGTTCACGGGCGGGCGCGGGCGGCCGGCCGGCGTACCGGAGACGGCCGACGTGGTCACCGTGAACCCCGGCTACGCTGGCACGTTGAACGCTCGAGCCCGAACGCACGCTGCGGCGAAGAGCTGGTTGCATGTGGAGACGAACATCACCCTGGATCACCGGCACCACAGCGCCGCCGAATTGGAGGCGTTTCACCGTTGGGGCGCCCAGCAGGTGCAGAACCTGCCACCCGACGTGGAGACACTGGTGATCTGCGCCGGTTCGTGCACCAGTGTGACCTCGGTGCTGTACGGCTTGACCCGTTGGCCGCTCCCGTCGTTGCGGCGGGTAGTGGTGATGGGCGTGGGACACGATGGGTCTCGCTACCCCGAGATGATCTACGAGCGGCTCGAGGTCATCGGCCAGGCGGTCGGCGAGCGGCTGGCCGACTGGTATCACCCGGTCTGCTGGCGGGGTGCGGGGTGGGCAGCCGAGTCGTTCCGCGAGCGGTGGGGCCTGCCGCCGAGCGGAGGCTACGAGCTCTGGCATCACGACGTGTATGGCGGTTGCGGGAACCACGAGTGCCGGCTGTGCCAACACGGCTACACCACCTACGAGCAGCTGCGTCCCGCCTCGATCCCCCTGGCCGACGGCACGGCCCTGCGGCTGCACCCGCGGTACGAGGCCAAGAGCTGGCTGTACACTCAGGATCACCCGGCCGTTCTCGCGCACCATCGCCAGCGCCCATGGCTCTATTGGGTCGTGGCCGGGGAGGCTCGGTGAGCGACTTGTGGTACGCGCCTCCGGCGCTGGTGTCGCACGACACCGCGGGGCGCTACGCCACGCTGACCGGGGTACCGGAAATGGCGGATCTCCGGGTGGGCCAAGACTTCCGGCGACCGGAGTACCGGCGTGAGGTGTTCCTGCGCTTCTACGAGTTTCACCTGCGGCACCGTTCGCACCCGGGTGGGGTGTACCTGCTCATGCCGTACCTACGGCAGAACCTGGCCTGGGACGACGAGCAGGCCCTGTGGTTTGCTTTCCTCAACGGCAATACCCAGCACCCCATCACGAGCCTCCTGATCCATCGGCGCTTTCCCACGCCGAACAGCCCGGGCCTCGAGGACTGGTGGGGCCGGGAGTACCCGCGGCTGGAGTTCGACACCGACCGCCGGCATCAGAAGGGCGACTTCGTGGCCAGCGTGGCCTGTTACCGGATGCTGACCCGGGGCGCCCAGGCGGACTACTTCGCCCGCCTGTGCGGGAGCTCCGACCCCCGAGCCAACTTCCGGGCGGTCTGGGCTGCGGTGCGGCGCGACTTCTTCAGCTTCGGCCGGTTGAGCACGTTCAGCTACCTGGAGTACCTGCGCATCATGGGCCTGCCGTTGGAGTGCAACCAGTTGTTCTTGGAAGACATGGAGGGCAGCAAATCGCACCGCAACGGGCTGGCCAAGGTGCTGGGGCGTGACGACCTGGACTGGCACGAGAGCAACCCCACGGGGTTCGCCGGCCAGTACACGCGGGAGGTGTTGGGCTGGCTGGTCGAGGAGGCGGCGACCTTGCTGCGTGAGGCGCGGCGTCGGATCGTGGTGGGGGCGCCGGGCGCAGAGGACGTGGGGTACTTCACGCTGGAGTCAGCCTTGTGTACGTACAAGAGCTGGCACCGGCCAAACCGGCGGTACCCGAACGTCTACATGGACATGTTGCATGACCGGATCCGGCGGGCGGAGCGTCGCTGGCCGGACGAGGATCTGAACATCTTCTGGCAGGCACGCCGGGACCGCCTGCCCGCCCAACTGCGGCTGGAGGACAACCCCGGCGACCCCGGCCTGTGCCCCCTGAAACAGAACCACTACCGCCACACCGGCCAGGTGATCATGATGGACGCCGACTGGGACTGCTTCCGCAACGACTTCAACGACGGCTGTGAGGCGCGGACCGCCGCGGCCCGGGCGGCGCTCCAGCAGGGGCTGGGGCTGTGATCGTCAACATCCGGGGCACCTCGGGCAGCGGCAAGAGCTGGCTGGTGCGGGCCTACCGTGATCACTGTGGGGGCTGGGCCCCGCTGTACTCGCCGGCTGGCCCGTTTCCCGAGGTGTACGGCCAGCCGGCGGAGTCGCTCACGCTGGGATTCGGGCTTGACCCCTGGCGACCGGGGCGTGCGCCGCGACAGGTGCCGCTGGCCTACCGGTGCGCCGGCCCGCGGCCGACGTTCGTGATCGGCAGCTACGAGAACGAGTGCGGTGGCTGCGACAGGGTGCCCACGCAGGACGAGATCTGTGCCCGGGTGGCACGCTGGGCACCCGAAGGTGATGTGCTGTTTGAGGGGCTGCTGGTGAGCGTCAGCGCCAAGCGATACGCCGAGCTCGACCGCCGGCTGGCGGGATACGGCGGCATCACCTTCGCCTTTTTGGACACGCCACTGGAGCTGTGTGTGGCGCGCATCCAAGCAAGACGGGATGCCCGGGGAGTCTCCAAGCCGTTGAACCCTGCCAACACTGAGGACAAGTGGCGCGGCACCAGGAAGAACGCCCTAAAACTCGAGAGCTATGGATGCCGGGTCCGGTGGCTGCCGCACGGCGACCCGCTGCCGGGCCTCCTGGACATACTCCGGGACGGCCGCCCGTGAACGCCCAAGCCCTGTGGGACTGGATCAACGAGCGGCATGCGATCTACCTGCGCCGGCGCTGGGTAGCAGGGCAGGATTACCTCTCGCCAGCGGCACGAGAGGCGGTCATAGGTAACGGGCAGCCACTGCGTTACGCCTACACGGACGATCCGATCCTGGCACGCTACCGTTTCTGCAACGTGTTCCGCGAGCTGGACCGAACGACCATCTGGATACGGGAGCACTGGCGCGAGCCGCATCGCGGCGACCCCTCGGTCCTGTTCGCGATGGCGGTCGCCCGGGCGATCAACTGGCCGCCGACGCTCGAGGCCATCGGATACCCCTGGCCTTGGGACCCCGGGCGTGTCTACCACATCATGCGCGACCGGGCACGTCGCGGGGAGAAGGTCTACACCGGGGCCTACGTGGTGCGGGGTGATGTCCAGCGACGAGACCCGAGCGCCCCGCGGGACAACAACAAGCCCTACTACACCGTCTACACGGTGCTGAACGGGATTGCCCAGACGCTGGCGTGGGGTCTTGACCCCCCGTCGTTGTGCGGCACCCTATTGGCACTCTGGTGTTGGTTGAGCGCACTACCAGGCTGGGGCGGGGGGTTCACGGCGTATGAAGTGGTCAGCGACTTGCGCCACACGGATCTTCTGTGTCGGGCGCCGGACATCATGACCTGGGCCCATGCGGGGCTCGGCGCCGTGCGCGGCCTGAACCGGGTCCACGGACGGCCGCTGCACGTGCGGCCGGCTGACCCCGTGGGTGAGATGCGCGAGTTGCTGGCCGTAGCCAACGGCGCCGGTTCGCCGCTCGCGTCCTGGGTACCGCGGCCGTTGGAGATGCGCGACATCGAGCACTCACTTTGCGAGATGGACAAGTACGAGCGCGCCCGGCTCGGCCAGGGCCTCCCGCGCCAGCTGTTCATGCCGGCAGGTACGCTGCCGGCCTAACGGGACAGGAGACCAGACCTCATGCCCATGCACACGGTACGCGGACGCAACGTGAACGAGGTGTTCGCCGTGGCGCGGATCGAGTTGCACGCCTACGCCCAGCCAGACGGCTCGCGGAATGGTGGCGTCTTGCGGCTGCCCGGCCCGCTGTTCACCGAGGTGGAGCGCCCGCGGGAGCGGGTGCTGTTTGACGCCGTGCGGGACGCCAACCCCTTCTTCCACCTGATGGAGGGGTTGTGGATGCTCGCCGGCTCGAACGACGTGGCCTGGCTGGCACAGTTCAACCGCCGCATGACCGACTACTCGGACGACGGCGTGACCTTCGCGGGGGCCTACGGGCACCGCTGGCGTCATCACTTCGGCCGGGACCAGCTGTTGGCCGCGGCCGAACGGTTGGCGGCCGACCCCACGGAGCGGCGCGTGGTGTTGGGCATGTGGGACCCGCGGTGCGACGGCCCTGGCCCGGGGCGCGACGTGCCGTGCAACCTGGCCGTGGTGCCCACCGTCCGCTCGCACCAGTGGGGCCGGTTGGTGGACGACCGGCTCGACCTCTTAATCACGGCGCGCGGGCACGACCTGATCTGGGGACTGTTTGGGGCGAACGTCGTCCACTTCAGCATGCTCCAAGAGTGGTTGGCCGAGGCGATCTCTGAGCGGGCCGGCGTGCCCCTGGGCGTGGGCGCCCTGCACTTCGCCACCGCCAACGCCCACGTGTACGCCGCGCTGTGGGGCGAGCGTTGGGGCGCCGAGCAGTTTGTCAACCGCACCGCCTGTCCCTACGAGCTCGGCTGGGTGCATCCCTACCCGCTGTTCTACGGCGGTATCTCCCTAGGGCTCAAGACGGCCGATTGGGAGTTGGACCTGATGCGGTTCTTAGGCCCGGCGTGGGATCGGGAAGGCTACTCTTACCCCTACTTCTACGAGGTGGCCCAGCCGTTGCGCCGGGCCTGGGACGTGCGGCGAGAGAACGTCGCGCTGGCGCTGGAACACGTGCGTCAGTGTCGGGCCACTGACTGGCGCTTGGCCTGCGGGGAATGGTTGGTACGGCACTACCGCGGTATCGAAGTGCCCCAGGCCTGGTACCAGCCGGGAACCCCCCGCGAGCCGGTGGGCGAAGATGCCACATAAACGCGAGTTGTTGCCCACGGGCGAGCGCATCCTGCGCGGTGTAGAGATCCTGTGCCGTGCCGACGAGCGGGTGGTCAGGCGATGGGTGGAACGCCGACACCCCTCACTCGAGGAACGATGGCTGGTGGAACTGATGACCCGGGTGGACATCTCGGCGCGGGAGTTCGGCTGGGACATCTTTCACGCCCTCGACATGGAGCCGACCGTGCGGGCGTACGTGCGGGAAGCGCGCCAGTGGCTGACGGCGTTTCAGTGTTGGGACTACCGTGCGGAATGCGGGTTGGCACTGGGAGGGGACGTGGCCGTGTTGCGGGCGCGCCAGACCACTTACGGCGACAGCTGGTACCGGCGGGGTGGCGTGGGGGCCTACATGGTGGGAATCCGCAAGTGGGACCGCATGCGGGTCCAGATGGACACTCACGGCGGGCTGCTGCGGGCGTTGGAAGCCCAGCTTTGGGACCCCGCCGGCGTGCTGGATGACCTGCTCGACCTGCGGCGCTACATGTACCTCTGGCAAGCCGGGGCGCGCTGTGGACTCCGCTGACGGCCTCCTGGTCCGCCTGACGGATGAGGACCGCCGCGCGGCCGAAGACACCGCGGCCGAGCGCGTGCGCAGGGTGCTGAACCGCGGCCTGAAACCGGGACACGGGGAGCCCCAGCGCGAGGTCGCCGCCCTCATCGCCCATCACACCGTGGGGGCGCTGGGCGAGTTAGCCGTGGCGCGGGCCCTGGGCCTCGCTGGCTGGCGCCCGAACGATGACGAGTTCGGCGCGGGCGACGTGGCCGGCTACGAGGTGCGTGCCACTACCAACCCCGGCGGCCACTTGATCGTCTACGGCACGGAAGACCCCGACAAACTGTGCGTGCTCGTGCTCGTCGGCGCCGACCGGCTGACCTGCCGAGTGTGCGGCGCCCTGTTCGCCCGCGAAGCCATCTGCTATCCCGCCCCCCGGCACCAGCTGCGGCCTGGCTCGCAGGAGCAGTATTGGGTGCCCCAACACGCGCTACGACCTTTCGTCTCAGGAGACCCCCGTGGAACACCAAGCCGTTGAGCAGTTTGCCAGCCTCGACACGTTGGGCGCCGGGGCCGCTCGCGAGAAGTTCGATGCCGAGCTCCAGGCCGTGCTGGCCAACATCCGCGACCCTAACACCGAGGCCGAAGCCAAGCGTCGCATCGTCATGGAGTTTGTGCTCTTACCCAACGCGGACCGCGAAGTGGTCACCGTGGCCATCAGCGCCAAGTCCGTCTTGGCCGCCACTCGGCCCACGGGTGACGTGATGTGGCTCGGCACGCGCGACGGCCAACCCATCGCCACGGTCGTCCACCCAGCCCAAGACCCGCGCCAGGGCGTGCTACCCCTTACCGAAAGGCAGGCTTCCAGTGAGTGACACCCTGAACGCCACGGCGGTCGAAGCCGTGGAACGGCTGACACGGGAGGCCGTGCCCGTGCAGCGGTTCGTCATCGGCGGCGTCGAATACGCCGACCGCCAGCTGGCTCGCATCAACACGGACCCCGAGCTGGTCATGCCCGTGAAGTTCTTGGGCCTCGAGCCGTTCGCCGCGTTCCTACGGGCTGACCTCGCGCCGGGAGACGTGCTCGTCCATGTCAACGAGCCGGGCCAAGTGTGCGCCCTGACGCGACTGATCAACGGGCACCTGCGCGCCACCTACGCCCTGGCCGAGACGCCCTACGCCCAATCTCCGATGGGCTTTCGGTTCAACGCCCCCCTCAGCCTGGAGGCGTTGCAGATCGCGCTGTTGACCTGCTTCGCGCCGGGCCTGGGAGACGTCGAGGCGCTGCGGGCGTTCTGCGCTTCCGTACGGGAGACGGAGGAGATCGGCGTGGCGGACGACGGCGTGAGCCAGGAAGTGCAGGCCAAATCGGGCATCGCCGCCGTGCGCAGCACCGCCGTCCGCAACCCCTGGAACCTGGCTCCGTGGCGCACGTTCCCCGAGATCGCCCAGCCGACCTCGCCGTTCGTGCTCCGGTTCCACAAGGGCGACGGCGAGCCGCCGCGGGCCGCCCTGTACGAAACCGGCAACGCGGCCTGGCTCGTAGAGGGCACGCAGCTGACGGCCGAGTGGTTGCGCCGCCGGCTCGGCCCGGAGTGGACTGTCCTGGGCTAAACACCCCCCACCTTCACGGAGGATACAGACGTGGACGACAAGCAGTTCCGCCAGAGCTTCCGCAGCATCCAGCGCCTCATGGACAAGATGACCCCTGAGGAGCGGGCTCGCACCCTGCGCGCCCTGAACGAGCTGGAGAACCTCAGCTGGGGCCCCACGCCCGCCAACATCGCCCCGTAGCGGCGGTGATCTTCCCGGCCCCGAAACCCCCAGGCCCGGTAACGGATGAGGAGTACCGGGCCTGGGTCCGGCGCCAACCCTGCGTTGTGTGCGGTCGCCGGCCTTCGGAAGCCGCCCACTTTGAGGCACGAGGCACCCGGGCCGGCGACCCCGGCAACCTCTACCCCGCCTGTCACTTTCACCACTGCCAGCAGCACTGGATCGGCATCTGGACCTTCCAGCGGCTCCACCAGCTCGACCTGCCTAGACTCTGCGCCGAGCTGTGGCAGCACTACCTCGAGGTCCGCAAACCGCCGGAGGCCTTTACCTTCTAGCCCAAACACACTATCTTTCCTACCCCGAAGGAGCTCGCCACCGCCGCGAGCACGCTGTCCACCCCTTCGGGGAGGCTGACACGGTGCCGTTCGGCCCCACCACGCGCCAGCCTATCTGTAGGCACGACAGCCACTTGGCAGCCAGGCCGTCCCGCTGACCGACCCAGCCCACACGCCCGAACCCCAGGAGCCCGCGGCTCCCCAGCCGGGGACCGCCATCGTCAAACGCACCGTGGGCGTGCCCTTCGCCAAGGGACACGACCCGCGGCGCGGGCACGGACTGCCCGGCCGTACCGGCGTCAAGACGGCCTCCGCCTGGCGCGCAAAACTGCTGGCACTTCTGCACGATCCCACGGTGGAGCAATCGGTTAGGATCGTGTTGGCTGACCCCGACCATCCTCACTTCGCCGCCGTGTACCGCACGGTGGGTGTCCAGGCGGCCGGCAACCCGCTGAACACGTCCCCGCTGCCCGCCCCAGAGCCCGACGGCACCCGCACGCAGGTGCATGTCTACCTGCCCGACAACAGCCGGCGCCAGCCCACCGCGATGCCCCAGCCCACGGCCGTACCGGAGCCTGAGGCTGAGAGGCGCACCGCATGAGTGTTGCGCCCGCGGCGCGCGTGCTCACGTTCCAGCCCCAGCCGGGGCCGCAAGAAGCGTTCCTGGCGTCGCCGGCGGACATCGTGATATTCGGCGGCGAGGCTGGCGGCGGGAAGACCTACGGGCTGCTGCTGGAGGCATTGCGGGGTTGGGACGTGCCGGGCTACTCGGCCGTGATCTTCCGCCGCACCACGCCGGAGATCCGCAACCCGGGCGGCATGTGGGACGAGTCGCGCGAGCTGTACGGCCCCCTGGGGTTGGAGCCGCGGGAGGGCGTGCTCGAGTGGCGCAAACGGGACGGCCGGGTGCTCGTGAAGTTTGCCGGCCTGGAGTACGACCAGGACGTGTTCAACTACGACGGCTCGCAGATCACCTTCATCGGCTTTGACCAGGGCGAGCACTTCACCGAGTACCAGTTCTGGTACCTCCTGAGCCGGAACCGCTCGATCTGTGGCGTGCGGCCCTACGTGCGCATGAGCGTCAACCCCGACCCGGACAGCTGGTTGGCGGGGTTCTTGGCCTGGTGGATTGACCAGGACAGCGGCTACCCGATTCCTGAGCGCAGTGGGGTGATCCGCTGGTTCGTGCGGGTGCGGGACGAGATCCACTGGGCCGACTCGCGGGCCGAAGCCATCACCATCGCCCTATCGCTCGGCGTCACGGCGCGTGAAGCCAAGGTCATGCCTAAGAGCCTCACCTTCATCCCCAGCAGTCTGCACGACAACCCCGCCCTGATGGAGAAGGACCCCAACTACCTGGCCAACCTGCTGGCCCTGCCCGAGGTGGAGCGCATGCGGCTCTACGGCGGGCCCGACCGCCGTGGGGGCAACTGGAAGGTCCGGTACCGGGCGGGCAACTTCTTCAACCGTGCGTGGTTCCGGATCGTCGAGGTGGCGCCCGCCGACGCACGCCGCGTACGCTACTGGGACAAGGCGGGCACCGAAGGCGGCGGGAAGTTCTCGGCCGGCTGCCGGGTGGCCCTGGCGCCCCGTGGCCAGCTGTACATCGAGGACATGGTGCGGGGGCAGTGGAGCGCCATGCACCGCGAGAACGTCATCAAACAGACCGCCCGGGCGGACGGTCGGGACGTGCGGATCTGGGTGGAGCAGGAGCCTGGGTCGGGCGGCAAGGAGTCGGCTGAGAACACGATCCGCATGCTGCGGGGGTTCGTGGTGCACGCCGACAGGGTGACGGGCTCTAAGTTCGACCGGGCGCGGCCCCTGGCGGCCCAAGCCGAGGCGGGCAACGTGTTCCTGGTGGTCGGCCCCTGGAACGAGGCGTTCCTCCGCGAGCTGCACAACGCCGACCCCAGCAAAGAGACCGATCAGGTGCTCGACCAGATGGACGCCGCGGCTGGCGCTGCGGCCAAGCTCACGAACATGGGGCTGGGCTTGGGGGTGGCATGACCACAGAGCTGGTATTGGGAGGATCTTCATGATCAGTAAGCAGATAGAGTTCCGCACCGGCACCCTCACCCCGTCAGGGCAAGTGGAGGTGCGGGTGGACGTCCGCGCGCTGGAAGACGACAAAGAATTCGCCGTCCGGGGCCTGAACGTCAACGTCATCGTGCCGCCTGAGGCGCTGCTAGCGTTCCTGCGCGCCCTGTCCACGCCACTGAGCGAGGCGTTGCTCCGCCAGCACGGCATCAGCGGCGACATCTACTTGCCGCCTCCGGCGCCGCGCTTGGTCGAGCAGCCTGCGGGCGAGCGCCAGAAGTTGTCCGAGTTGTGAACATCGCAGGCGCCAACCTCACGTCGCTCTCCGGCACCACGGTGGCGGTGACCGTGTCGCCGCTCGTGCGGTTGCGGCTGTGGGTGGCGTTGTTCTTCATCTGGTGTGCCGTCCGCATCATGGGCGCGGACGAGTTGCATATCAGCACGTGCGAGCCGAAGGACGATCCCCATGGGTAGGTTCCGCGAGTGGGTACGGGCGCGGGTCAGTAACCTGATCTCGCTGGACCCGGGCGGCTGGGCCATCGTCCGGGGCGAGGCGCCGACCCACTACCAGCAGACCGGCAAGAACGTCCGGATCCTGGGCTGGGAGCGGAACGCCGTGGTCCAGGCGTGCGCCCGGCTGATCGCCGAGACGGTCGCCTCGGTGCCGTTCGAGGTCTACCGCCTGCATGAGAACGGCGACGAGGAAGTGATCCGGAAGCACCCGCTGCTGGACTTGCTGACCACGCCGCGGGTCGGTATGTCCGGCCGGCGGAACACCACGCTCTCGCTGACCCACCGGCTGACCTACGGCAACTTCCTGTGGGAGTTGGAGCGGAAGGAGGGCCCCACGCGGCCCCCCAGCGGGTTGCGGCTCATCCACCCGGAGAACATCATCTACGTCTACCTGGACCGGGACACGCTGGAGTTGATGGTGTACGAGTGGCGAGACCGCACTGGTATCATGCACCTGACGCATGCGAACGACATGCTGCACGTGCGTGACCTGGCGGGTGGGGACTGGCTGTTCGGCTACCCGCGCGCCGCGGCGGCCCTGCTCGACATCTCCAGCGACAACGAGGCGACGCAGTACGTGCGCCAGGTGATCACAAACCATGGCCAGCCGGGCGTCGTGGTCCGGGTGCCTGAGAGCGTGGCCAACAAGCAGATGCGCCGGGCGAAGGCACGCTGGAACCAGGAGTACATTGGGCGTGGCGGGCGGGGCGGTGTGCACTTCATCCGCGGCGTGGACGAGATCATCCCCATGGGCTTCAACCTCCAGGAGCTCGAGTTTCCGAACCTACGGGGCATCGCCCGGGAGGACATCTGCGCCGCGTTCGGGATTGACCCCCGGATGGTGGGCATCGCCTCCGCCCGCGGGACGGAAGGCGGCCTCTCCGGCCAGCAGTACAGCGAGGCGTTCAAGCGGTTCGTGGCGCAGTGCGTGCGGCCGGAGATGGACGCGGTAGAAGCCGAGCTCAACTTCCAGCTGACGCCCGAGTATGGGGACGTGTTCGTGCGGTTCAGCCGGGAGGAGCTGCGGAAGCTGACACTGGACGATGCCGAGTACTCCGGCCGGATCATCAACGAGTTCCGGGGTGATCTACTGACCCGCGAGGAAGCGCGCATGAGCCTGGGACGCGACCCCGTGCCAGAAGCCGGCCAGCAGTTCTACTCCGACTTGCGGGCCAGCAGCCTCTCGGCCCTGATGCTGCCCCCGGGTGGGAACGGCGGCGGGGCAGTGCCCGGGGGCGAGACCGTCAAACCCCAGAAGCTCCTGGGCACCGGCAGCGAAGCCCACCCGCCGGGCCTGGGCAAGGTCGGGCCCACCGGCCCCGAGCAGGGCAGCCCCGGCACGCCGCTGAAGGAGCGGGCCCACCCGCGGGTCTTGTCGCGGAGCGTCGTGTTGAACCGCGCCCAGCGGGCGGCGCTCTGGAAGACGTTCGACGCCCGGGCCGTGGACGAGGAGAAAGACTACCTCCGTGCCGCCATCCTCCAGTTCGAGGAGGAGCGCCGCGGGGTGAACGCCGTGTTTGACGACCACGCCCCGCAGCGCGCGGCCCGGGTGCAGGGGGGCGCCGCAGGCGAGGATCCCTTCGTGAACGCGGCGCTGTCGCGGGTCATGAGCAACTACAGCCCCGGCGGCGACTACCATCAGCGATGGCTCGACCGCTACCGGGCGCTGATCGGTCGGACGATCAACGCCGCGGCCAAAGGGTTGGCCGACTCCGTGGGGTTCGACTTCACGTTGAAGAACCCCGCCGTGCTGGACGCCATCGACGCCCGGGCGCGCCGGCTGGCGGACTTCGTGACCCAAGAGACAGCGACCCAGGTAAGCCAGGCGGTGGCCTTGGGCCAAGAGCAGGGCCTGGGGGTGCGGGAGATCGCGGACCTGATTGACAACCTGGTGTTCGGCGGCACGGCCGAGATGCGGGCCACGCGGATTGCGCGCACCGAGAGCATCGGCGCGCTGAACCAGGGCGAGTACCTGACCGCCCAGGACGCCGGCATCTTCCGCGACAAGGAGTGGTTGTCACAGGGCGACGACCGGGTCCGGCTTGAACACGAGGCGCTGGACGGGGTGCGCATCCCCATCGCCGGGGAGTTCGCGCCCGGCCTGGCCCACCCGGGCGATCAGCGCGCCGGCCCCGAGCAGGTGATCAACTGCCGGTGTACGTTGTTGTACTACACGGGCGAGGAGTAGGCCGATGAAACCGGAGCTGTGGCAGGAGTGCATGGCGCGCGCGGCGGAGACCCTGGCGGGCATGAGCCCCGAGGCCCGAGCGGACGCCGTGAGGGCCCTGACCGATGAGATGAAGGCCCGCCCCTTTGGCGAGTATGCCGACTTCGCCGACTGTGTGGCCCAGAACAGCGACAAGGGCGACCCCGAGGCCTACTGTGCCGTGATCAAACGCCAGATCGAAGGCGACAGCGCGCCCGAGGCGCAGCGCACCGCGAAGGAGAGCCGGCGCCCGCGCGCCTACCCGTTCGGCATGGCGGTCGTGGAGACTAAGCTCGAGATGCGGGCTGACGGCGCCGCGCTGCCCAAAGGGATCTGCGGCCGGGTCACGGGCGTGCTGCTGCCCTACAACCGTGTGGACAGCTACGGCACGCGCTTCGCCCGCGGCTGTATGGATCGCTCGCGGGCGGAGAAGGTGCCCGCCGGCCGGGTGCCGCTGTTCATCAACATGACCTATGACGGCTCCGGCATGCACATGTACAACGCCCGGACGCACGTGGGCGTGGTGCGCACGCTCGAGGACGTCGGCGACAACGCGGTCATGGGGGCCGACATCTTCGACACGCCGGACGGCCGGGCCGCGAAAGACTACCTGGAGAAGGTCCTGGGCGCCGGGGCCAGCACGGGCCTCAGCGTCGGGTTCCGGGAGCGCAAAGCGCCCGACTTGACGAAAGAGACGGTGGACGGCGAGAACACCTACGTCGCCACCTATACAGAGATCGAGCTCATGGAGGGCACCATCACCCCCCTGGCCGCCGTCCCCGGGGCCGAGGTCATGGCGGTGCGCTCCCAGTTGGACCTCGCGGCCTTCATGCGCGGCCTGTGGCACCGGCTGGCGCCCGAGGACCGGGAGGCGTTCCTCACCGACGTCCGCACGCAGGACGACCACGGTGGCAAGCCGCCGGCCTCGGGGCCCACCCCCGAGAAGCCAGCTTCGCCCCCCGCGTCAATGGCGGAGGACGCCGCGGCGACCATGGACGAGCGCGTCGCCGCGTTCCGATCCACGTTCGACACAGGAGTGCGCAAGTGAAAACGTTTGCCATCTGGGCCTCGGCGTTCTGTCTGGCGCTGATCGCCGCCCTGGCCTGTACCCACCTGGGCTGGGTTGACCCCATGCCCCTGCTGGCTGGCGGCCCCGTCGCCGGGCTCCTCGCCCTGACGGCCGCCGCCACCGCCACGCCCCCCGTGATCAAGAACCGTGCCGCCTACGACCAGGCGACCAAATGGCGTGCCGAGGCCGACGAGTTACGCAAGAAGATGCTCGACCCCGCGATCAAGATGACCAAGGACGAGGTGGAGAAGGCCGCCGCGGCGATCAACGACCTGGAGTTTAGGGCCGCCAAGGTGCTGGAGATCACCCCCCAGGACGAGATCAACCGGCAGGGCGGGGACACGGCCCTGCGCCTGGCTGGCCCCGATTCGGACGAGCCCGAGGTCGTGACCGTCAAGGAGCGGATTGACGGCCTACACGCCCGGGTGATGAGGGCGTTCGGCTCGGTGGACGAGTTTGTGAAGTACGGGTCGGGCCGCTTCCAGACCAGGAGCGAGAAGAAGAACGCCCTGATCCGCGAGGCGCACGACCTGGCCCGGGAGCTGTTCCCCGGCGAGTTGAGCGCCCGGACCATCATCGGCACCACGGGCGACGCTAGCGGCGGCGAGTTCCTGCTCCCGTTGCAGCAGGTGCCCAGCATCTTCATGGTGCCGAACGTACAGGAGGGCATCCTCCAGTACGCGCAGAAGTACGCCGTCACCGGCCGGACGCTGCGGATCCCCTACGTCGTGCAGACCGACGCGACTGGCGGCAAGACCCGGCCCATGGCCGGTATCGCCGCCATCAGCATCGTCGGCGAGGGCGCGGAGAAGGGAACCCGGGAGCCGAGCTTCGAGCAGCGGCTGCTGACGGTCTACAAGTGGGCGGCCATCTGGAAGATCGGGGACGAGACGGCCGCCGACGACTTCACCGGCCAGGGGCCGCAGAGCGTGGCCACGCTGGTCGGCGGGCAGATCATCAACGAGTTCAACGACTACATGACGGTCGTGGGCTCGGGCACGGCGCAGCCGCTGGCGGCGCTGCATGCCAACAACGGGGCGCTGCTCGTGGTGCACCGCGACACCACCATGTCCGTGGACACCACCGACATCTTCCGGCTGTGGACGCGCCACACGCACGGGCCGGGGTCCTACTGGTCCTGCTCGCGCCGGGTGATGGAGCAGATCTTCGCCCTGCACCTGAGCGGCAACACGCTCGTCACCTTCCTCCAGAACCTGGCGGGCAAGCCGGGGATGAGCCTGTTGGGCTACCCGCTCCGGGTCAACGACCTCCAGCCCACGCTGGGCGTCCAGTCGGACCTGGCCCTCATCAACCCCGCGTTCTACGCGGCGGCGGTGCGGACCCAGCTGACCATCGAGAGCTCGATTCACGTCGAGTTCGTCAAGGACATCACCACTTACCGGGCTTTCGCCCGGGGCGGTGGGATCCCCATCCCGACCGGGACGTTTGCCTACAAGGCCCCGGCCGGCGTCAAGGTGGACGAGCACTCGCCGTTCGTGGTGCTCGGCGACGCGGCCTCCTCCTAAACCGAGGAGCCCCGCCCCGTCGCGGGCGGCACATGAGAAGCAAATTGGATTCGGGGTGGGCGACGCCACCCCGGACCCGCAGCCCGTCTCGAGGGCGCCATGGTCCCCACGGTCGGTCGCATCGTGCACTACTTCCCCAGCGGGCCAGATGACCCGGCCGGGGCGAACGGCAACGCCCTGGGGCCGGTGGCGGCCATCATCACGCGCGTCTGGGGTCCGGCGGTCGTGAACCTCACCTGTTTCGCGGACTACGCCTTGCAGCCCATGGTCAAAGCGACGGTCCCACAGCGTGGGAGCCCGGGCGATCACGACGGTGGCAAAGGAACCTGGGATTGGCCCGCGCGGACGGAGAGCTAACCGTGCCCCTCTTGCGGGTCGAAGCACTGGACCGGATTACGGCCCGCGGCGCGATCCGCCACCAAGGCGACCGGTTCCTCCTGCCGGCGGATATAGCCAGGCGGTTGGCCCGGCTCGACCATCCACTGGTGCGGCTGCTGCCCAGCGACGACCTGCGTGCGGTCAAGGATGCCAACACCTGGACTCGGTTCAGCGGGCGGGAATTGCGCGCCACGCCCGATATCGCGGCGCACTGGTACGTAGTGGCCTGTGTGAGCATCTGGAACGACCTGCCGGCGCTCAAGGCGACGTTGCCCAGCTGGCTTCCCCACGTGGACCGAGCGGTGGTCGCCGATGGGTCATGGGGCACCGTCGAGCGGGGCCCGTGCACGGAGGGCCTGAAGGAGTACGTGGCCAAGGCCGAGCGCGAGCCGGGGCAGTTCATCATCCTGGATTGCGCCTGGTCCTCGCAGCTGGAGAAACGCACCACGCTCTTACGTGAGGCTGGCACGCTGTCGCCTGGGGCCGACCGACCGGTCTTGTGTCTGATCATCGACGCCGACGAGGTACTGACGGCCGGCGCCGCGCTGCGCCGGCTGCCGCGTTGCGACGTGGGTTGGCTGGAGATACAGAACGACACGCTGTACCGCCGAACCTACGGACAGCCGCGGTGCGTGGCAGCAAGGCTCGACCTGGCGTACCGTGGGCGACACCATTGGCTCTACGCGGGCGACCGCCTGCTGGCGACGCACCAGTATGCCGGCCGCGGCTGGCGACACGCCTGGTGCGAAGCACGGATCGAGAACCGACGCATGCTGGGTCGCGGAGCGGCACGGATCCGGGCGAAAGCCGCCGTCGCCACCGCCCAATACCAGCAGGAGACACCCGCCGTGGCCGAGCCTGGACGGACCGAGATGTCCGACCGCTCGCTCGGCGGCCGCGAGTCGCTCCGAGTCCTCCAACTGGCACCTTACGACCCGGGGCTGGTCGCGTTCCGGCTGCACACGGGGTTGAACGTCACCACACCCCACAGTTCGGCGTTTGTGCGCCGCACTCACGACAACCCCTTCGCCGGGCCGGTGCAGTTCGACCACGGGTACGACGAGGCGCTCGTGGCCCAGCTAGCGCAGGCGGCTGACGTGGCGCACTGCCACCTGGACTACGGCATGCTGTCGGTGATCCCGCGCGACCGCCGGCCCCGGTGGACGGTGATCCATCACCACGGGACCATCCTGCGCCGGATGAGCGGCTACTTCAACGTGGCCGACCAGCAGGCCCAGTTGCGACTCATCAGCAACTGGGACCTCACGCGCTACGGCGACGGGCGCCATTACCTGCCGAACCCCGTGCCGGTGGCCGAGTACCAGGCGCTGCGCACGCGCGCCTACCGGCCGCACCCGGGCCGGATACTGGTGGGACACTCGCCCTCGAAACCGGAGATCAAGGGGACGGCTGACTTCCTGGCGGTGTGCGAGCGGCTCCGGGCGCGCGGCGTGCCGGTGGAACCCCTGGTCACGGTGAAGATGCCCCACGCCCAAGCCCTCCAGGCGAAGGCCCGGTGCGACCTGTTCTTCGACTCGTTCGACCTCGGGATCCAGTGCTCGGGCTTGGAGGCGGCGGCCATGGGGATCCCCGTACTGGCGGGCGACGAGTACGTCTACGATCGGTTCCGCCGCTGGTTGGGGCCCGAGGCCGACGCGCCCTATCGTCTGGTGCGCACCCCGGCAGACCTCGAGGAGGCGCTGGCCCACTACGCCCAGGACGATACCGCACGGGCGGAGGCGGGCGCCCGGGCGCTGCGGTACGTGACCGCCTACCACGACGAGGCGGCGGTGGCGTTGCGGTACCTGGACCTGCTGGACGCCGCGGTGCACTGGCGCACCGTACTACGCATCGGAGGGCGGGGCTGATGGCCAATTTCCGGCTCCGCGACCTCGAGGCGATACGCGCTCGCCACCCGCAATACGCGGGCATCCGGGTCTTCGTGGAGACGGGCACGTTCCACGCCAAGACCACCCTGCTGGCGCGCAGCGTGTTCCCCGTGGTCCACAGCATCGAGCTGTCACGTCCCTTGTACGACCAGGCCGTGCGGGAGCACGGCGCCACGCCCGACCTGCACTTCCACCTGGGCGACAGCCGGGTAGTGCTGCCCCCGCTGTGCCAACGCATCGCCGAGCCGGCCGTGTTCTACCTGGACGCCCACTGGTTCCAGAGCCGCGAGGTCGCGGGCCGCGGGGACCCGGCGGGGTTCCCGCTCTGGGACGAGTTACGGGCCGTCGCCACCCGGCGGTACCATGACCTGGTGCTGGTGGATGACGTGCACGACTTCGGCACGCCGCGGCCGCGGCCCGAGTGGCAGAACGTGTCGCTCCAGAAGATCGCCGCGCGGCTGCCCGGGCACCTGGACGCCGCGGTGATGCGGGACCAGGCGGTGGTATGGCGCTGAAGCTCGTAGTAGTCACGGCCTTCTGGGGCCGGCCAGCGGTCTCCCGGCTTTACTGGCTGGGCCTCGCCCGCCTGCGAAGGATGGCGGCGTTCGAGGTGGTCGCCCTGTGCAGTCCCGAGGACCCACGCAACCGCGACATCGCCATGGACGCCGGGGCACACGTGCGACTGGTGCCAAACTTGCCCCTGGCCGCCAAACACAACGCCGGGCTACGGGCGGCGCGCGACTTGGGAGCCGACTACGTGCTGCGGCTCGACTCGGACGACCTGATCGGGTCGGCGGCCTTCGCCTGGTACCTCCAGATCATGGCCTGCGGCGCCCCCTACGCTGGCGTGCTGGATTGCTACTTCCTGGACACGGCGGCCCGCCAGACAAGCTACTGGCCAGGCTACACGGACGCCGCGCGCTGCGGGCATCCGATTGGCACGGGTAGGCTGGTCAGCGCGGAGGTTTTGGGTGGGTTGGGCTGGTCGCTGTGGCGCGTGCGGCGGGGCAAACACCGGGGCTTGGACGGCACGATGGACGACCGGATGCGTGGTATCCCGTGTACAGCACTCCGCCTGGCGGGCAGCAGGCGGCTGGTGCTGGACGTCAAAAGCGGGCAGAACCTCTGGACGGCTGCCCAGGTCAACGGCCAGCCGGTGGAGGCCGACGAGTTGCTGCGCGCCGAGTTAGGGACTGCCGAGTTGGAGATGGTGGCCGAGTTGGAGATGTTGGCCGGGCTGCGCAGCGCGCGACCGGGGGTGGCCCCGTGAAGGTGAGCGTGATCGTACCCACGTACCATAGGCCGGCGTTCCTGGCCGAGGCGCTGGCCAGCGTGGCGCTCCAGCGGTACCCGCCCGAACGGTTCGAGGTGATCGTCGTGCACGACGGGCCGGACGCCGCGCGCCCATGCTGGGCACACCCGATCCCGTTCCGCTGGGTGACGCAACCCCACGCCGGGCTGTCGGCCGCGGTGAACCGGGGCATGGAGATGGCGCGGGGCGAGTACCTGAGCATCCTGAGCGATGATGACTTCCTGTACCCGAACAAGTTGCGGGTCCTGGCCGAGTACCTGGACGCCCACCCCGAGGCGGACGCCGTCTGCTCGCTGCCGCTCTACGTGGACGCGCGCGGCAACAGCCTGGGCACGCCCGAGCGGTCGAAACGCTGGCTGGCGGCGAACCCCGTGATCACCTGGGAGACGGTGCGCCGGCGCCGGGGGTTGGTGTTCCACGGCACAGGGATCCTGTACCGGACGGCCATGTGCCGGCACGCGGGCCCCTGGGATGTGACGTTGACCGGGGCGGAGGAGTGGGAGTACCACTTGCGGCTCTTGGCCATGGGCTATGTGTTCCACGGCCTGTCGGTCGTGACGACGGCCTACCGGATCCACCCCGGCCAGAAAAGCGGCCGGCGCCACCGCCGCACCGCGGCGCGGCTGGCGCTGCGCCGGTTGATTGACGCCCGCTACGCGCTCCGGCTGCGTGAGCCGGCACCCCGGAGGGCCGATGTCGCTGCCCACGCTGAATGACCTGAAAGACCACCTGCGGATCCCGCAGGGGGCCCACGGCCAGGACACGCTGCTGACCGACAAGCTGGCCCAGGCCACGGGCCGGGTCCGCAGCTATCTCTGCACGCCGATCACGGCCGAGGAGAAGACCTTCCGCGATCCGGCGGAGACGGCCGTGGTCTACGGGGCGATCCTCGAGCTGGTCCTGCCCGAGGGGCCGGTAGACCCGGACGAGGATCTGACCGTGGTGGACGCGGACGGCGACACGGTGGCGGCGACCGACTACGAGCTGGACGCCGAGCTGGCCGTCATCCGGGCCGTGCCCGGGCGGAGCTTCGGGAACGGACCCTACCAGATCACGGCCACCGTGGGCCTGAGCGCCGACCCGGACTACAGCACCGTGATCGAGCCGGTGGTCCGCGCGGCGATTCTGGACCTGGGGGCCGACCTGTACCAGCAGCGCAACCCAGCCTCGATGACTGAGTCGGCCGGCGGTGGGGTGAGCGTGAGCTACGCCGCGGGCGGTCTGCCAGCCCGCACGGCCAGCATGCTGGAGCAGTACCGCTGGAGGGATGCGACGTGAGTATCAGCCAGCGGGACCAGTGGGTGCGCATCTACGCCTACACGCCCGCCGAGTCGCAGGGGTTCGTGTCGCACCTGTACGAGTGCGTGGACGCGCAATGGGGCCGGCTCGAGCCGCCGACCGGCCGGGAGGGCACGTTCGGTCAGTCGGGTGAGTTCACGGTGGAGGGGATCGTGCTGTTGCCCGACTACGCGACGGTAGAGCCCGGCTCGCTGCTCGCGGTCGAAGGGGAGTACTGGAAGGTCCACGCCGCGCTACCGCGCCGGCTCACGGCCGAGATCCAATGCCTGTGCTCACGCCACGTGGGCGAGGAACTGGTGATCACGAGCTGATGGCCACCTACCGCTCGAACCTGACCGCCGTGCAAGCCGCTCTGCGGACCGGGGTGCGGAACGGCCTGCTGGCCGGGGCGCAGATCCTGGTCAACGCCGTGAAGCTGGGGCTCCGGGGCGGCTACACTACAGGGGACTTCGTGACTGGTATGTCCATCAACCACGTCACCCGTTCGCCCGTGGTGATGACGGGCGCGTTCGACGGCTACATCAAGGTGGGTACGAGTCTGGACTACAACCTGTTCTGGGAGTTGGGACACTACAACCTGTTCACGCGACGCTTCGAGCGGGTCCGGGTCTGGGAGCCGGCCGCCTGGGCGCAGGAGGCGGCGATCAAGTTGGCCTTCGCGGCGCAAGTAGAACGCGCCCTGGCCGGTGTGGGCAAAGCACGATGAGCACGCGCTCCACTTCGGCGCTCTACGCCACGGTGCGGGCCCGGCTCCTGGGGTTCACGCCCCTCTCAGGCGACACGCTCCAGACGATCCTCGGCGGGCGGGTCTACCATGCTGAGGCCCCACAGTCGGCCGTGATGCCCTACGCGGTGATCACCTTCCTGGACCGGGCCGTGGACGGGGCGTTTGACTCGGTGCGCGACGTGATCATGTGCGAAGTGCAGTTCTACGACGCGCCGCGCCAGCAGATGGGTGCAATCGAGGACGCGGCCGACCTGGCGGACGCCGCGTTGCTGCGCTGGCACGACGCCTCGAGCGGCCTGCTCTTTGCCCGCGAGCGCACCCGCTCGACCTTGCCACCCGACCCCGACCCCCATCACCGCGCCACGGCCCGGGTGCGGTGCGTGTACCCGTTGATCACCTGGCCCCGCTCGCTCACCGTCTACGTCAGCTAAGGAGAACATCGCATGCCCCCCCTCAGTGGCTACAACGACCGACTGCCGGATGACGTCCTGCTCAACACGGGCGTGCTGTTCGCCGGCAACCACCCGCTCGGCATCACCCGCGGCGGACCCGTGTTCGACCCGGGAATCACCTACCGCCAGACCCCCTACGACGGCCAGCTGGCCGATCGCGTGGGACTGGACCGCCGGGTCTACTACAAGCCCCATTTCACCGGCCAGCTCGTGCAGTTCGGCACGGACGACATGTCGCGGCTCGAGCCGGGCGGGGTCCAGACCTCGCCGGGCGGCAATGTCACCACGCGCCTCACCCCCATCGCCGCGGGCACCTACTTCACCTCGGGCCAGTACGTCACCAACCTGCGACTGGTCTACCAGCGCGGCTCGGGTGGGTTCGTGCAGGTGCGCATGGCCGCCGCGCTGTGCGAGAAGTGGACGGTCAAGGGCACCGACCGCGAGGAGGGCCTGGTGGACTTCGACTTCGCCGGCAAGGCCGCTGCGGCGGATGCCGAGGGCACCGCGCCCTACGTGATCGAGTACCTGTCGGCGGTGAGCTGATGCGGCCCGGGCCGGTGGACCTGACGGCGCTCGACGAGCCGGCGGGCGAGGTGGTGCTGCCAGACACACGGCGCGTGGTGCCCGTGCGGGGGCTTACGGGCGCCGCTCTCTACTTGCGCCAGCGGATCTCCGACCTGGCGGAAGGGAAACTGGAGCCGGTCGCGGGCGACGGGCGGCTCCTGGAGCGGCTGGCGCAGGAGCTGATGCCCACGGCCACCGAGGAGGAGATCAGCCACCTGACGCCCGCCATGCTGCGCGGGGTCCTGAAGATCGCCTCCGGCCGGCTGGAGGACTTGCTGGGCCCAGCGGAAGACGCGGAGGGAAAAGCGGCACCCCCGGCGGCGGGCCGGGCATCGCCGACCCCGTTGGATACCTCCTCGCCCGCGTCGCCCGGGAGTACGGCGCCGGCCTGAGGGAGGTGCTGGCGTGGCCCGCGGTGCTGATTGTGTGGGCGGCCAGCCGCTTGACCGAGATGGAGCTCATTGACGCGCTGGAGGAGCGCGTGGGGAGGTTGGCCTTGGCGCAAAGCGTCGCACTCGCATACCACGACCCAGACGCCCTGGTCCGTGAAGCCCAAGAAGTGCAGCGGGCGTTCAACGTGCCGGACGAGTCGCCGGCTGACCTGCGGCGCGCGGGCTTGCGGCTGGTGCGCCGGATCCGCCGGAGCAAAGTGAAGCCCGATGCCGGTTGAATTGGGGGCGCTGGAGATCCCGATCTCGACACCGGGAGCCGAGGTTGCCAACACGCAGTTAGCCTCCCTGGACAGCACGGGCCGCGGGGTGGCCGGCGGGTTGATCCACGCCGAGTTCTCCGCCGGCCGGTTCACCCGGAGCCTTACGTACATGGGCCTGGCCATGGGCGGGGTCCATGGCCGCATGGCCGCCATCCTGAGCCAGTTGGCGCTGTTCACGGCGGGCGACTACGCCCTCGCCGCCGTGGCCGCCATCGGGGCCATCGGGCTCGCCTGGAAGGCGGTGGCTGACCGCACGGGTGAGGCCACCGAGAAACAAGCCCAATACATCAAAACCCTGCTCGAACGCCAGCAAAAAGAACACCCCGAGCTGGAGGCCATGGCGATCAAGGCCGCCGGCGAAGCGGAGACCGCCCGGCTGGACGCCGCTATCGCCCAACGGCAAGCCGACCTGAGTTATCGCATCGCCTCCGGCAAAGCCAACAAGAGCATCCTGGATACCGACCAGCAGTTGCTGGACCTGGCGGCACAGCGCGCCAAGGTCCAGGAGGGCATCCTGTTGATCTTGCGCGACGAGGTCAAGGTCAACGAGGAGCTGGGGCAGACCTACTATCTGCTGCCACCGCTGGCCGAACAGCTGGGGTCTCCGGAGTTCGTCAAGGCGCTGGCCGATGCCTACCGCAACGCGAGCCTGCGGGCGTTCGACCTCTTGTCCCAAGTGCAACTGCCCACCGGCGAGTGGAAGGGTATGCCCTTCGTGGCCGATGAGGCCCAGATCGGCATCGCGTCGGACGAGATGGTAAAGAACCTGGCCAAGTCGCTGACCGCCCGCAGTCACCAGATGGGCGAGGAGATCAAGGTCTGGGCGAAAAAGAGCGTGTCCGAGCCGTTGACTATGGAAGTCACGGCATCCTTCCGCCAGCTGGGTATTACGGCCGCTGGCGAGTTTGGCGCGGGGCTGGTCGAAGGCGGCCTGAACCTCAAGAGCTTCCTCAAGAGCTTCCTGGGCAGCGCGGTGCGGCTGGGGTTCGAGCTGCTGGCGGCGTCGGTATTCCACGTGCCCGCTCCCGTCTTTCCCATGCTCGACCTGGGCGGTATCCAGGTGCCGGCCCCCGTGATCCCGGGGGCCGCACCCATGAACGTCACGGTGATCGGGCCTGACGACCCCGCGGCACAGCGGGCCGTGGCCCGGTTGGTCCGCAACGCTGGCCTCCGGGGGATCGGATGAGCGCCACCATCACCTTCAACGACGGCGCCGCTGCCACGCTCCAAAGCGCGGCCGCCTCACCGGGCGACCGGTTCGGGGGTTGGCTGCCTGACGTCGTGGACGTCGGGCCTCGGGCCAACGGCCTAGGGGACGGGATCCCCTACAAGTTCGTCTTCCGCACCGACTACGTGGCCGCCTTCGAGGTACGGCACCTCACCTCCGCCGAGATGGCGGTGGCCCACCGACTGATCCGCCACCTGACGAACGGCGGCACCATCACCGTGAACACCGACGACGCCTCCACCCACAGCTACACCTGCCGCCTGCGCGAGGGGACGCTCCCGCGCCTCACGTTGGCTGACGCCGCGCTGATGGAGTGGACGCTCATGCTCCAGGTGCGGAACGCCAGCGCCGCGGCGTTGATCTGTGAGTACGGGCCGGGGAGCTGATGGCGACCCGACACTACCGCCTGCGGATCCGCGCGGCGGATGACCTGAGCGACGCGCTGGTCCTGAGCAGCGTCCCGACCGACGCCGCGCCCTACCTCACGGGCGAAGCACCGCACGGCGATGGCCAATCGCTGGACGTGGCCACCGGCCAATGGGACGTGGGGCTCTACACCGTCCAGGCGGTGGATGCGGAGTTGCAAGAACTCACCGCGATCGCGCAGGACACGTTCACCGACGCCAACGACACCGCGATCACGAGCCACGTCGCCGAGGCGCCGGCCGAGACCTACGTCAAGAGCAACTTCTTCACGACCGACATCCAGGGCAACGCGTTCCGCACCAAAGGCGGCGCACCCTCCTACGTGCTGCTGGCTGGGGACGGTGCGGCGGGCGTGGAATCGGCGGTGGAGTTGGTGGTGGACTTCACCCGTCAGGCGTTCTCCACGCTCGACAGCACGTACTGGGCCTTCTACGCCCGCGCGAGCAGCACCGCCGGCGTG